ACTGAAAGAACATATGAAATGACATACGATGTCATATCCAGATGGTCTAGGAATACATCTGGCACATACTTTAATGCCAACATACGTGGCAAATATGCGCCTTAACTCCTATATCCCCCTCCCAATTATCTCCTCTCTATCAGCCTCCTAGAGGCTTTATATGTGGAGTAAAGTGGAGTATTGTGGAGTAATATGGTTATAGATAAGTCGACAATTACTACAGATATATATGTATTTAGATATACATGTAATGGGACATGCCCTATCATATAGATGCCGTAATGTCAATCATTTTGTCGACATTTGTATATGCATGCAAATTTCAGGGATTTTGTCAATGCCCTCGTAAAAGGCATATTTTGCCCACATTGTCAATAGATTTCATGGAAAAATTTTGACAGATTTTGGCTAATTCTGCACACATTTGTTTAAATAGTTATATGATTCTATATAGATTTGTCGACATTTATATACAATTTCAGGCGTATTTTTTAGCTCGTCGTAAAAGGGAATTTTTGCCCACAAGCCCACACATTTTGATCACAAAAAAAATCCACACCCTGTGGATGTGGATCTAATTTGTGGAACATTGGCTAGAAGAACGGGTGTTCAATTCTAACTGATTCTGGTTCATTGTTATTATCTAACCAGGAATATCTGTAGTTCCTATTTATATCTTTTAGTTCTACTTTTGGTAGCCCCGCCGATATCTCAGATAGAGTTCTAGGTAGTTTGAGAGTCTTGAATTGATATGTTTCTTTAATTGCTTCTAAGGCATAGGCTAACTCAGTTGCTAGATAGAGACCGTCTGATGTTTTACCAGCAACTTGTTCTTGCTGTGCCCGTCTTGCAATATGTGTAATGATTTCAGTAATCATTTCCATTGTGCGGTCAGTTGTGTAGTATGGTTGCTCAGATAGATAACGACCTACCTGTGCAGGATTGAAGTATGCTTGCTCAATTAGATTAACTAATGATTCCATTACTTTGTCTGTTGGTGTCTTGCTCATAGTCCGCCTCTCGTCAATCTTACATTATACCAAAATGAAGCGAGGCTGGCAATGCCCACGGATCCCACCGCTATTGCCAGCCCCACAGTTAGTTACTTAGCCTTTGATACAGGCTTTTCTGCAGTGAAGGTAATGCCCTTCTGTACTGCCTCTTGCAAAGCTACCTTGGCTGCTCCTGAGAAACGTCCTCGTGCTCCAACTGTAATGCCCTGCTGCTTTAGATATTCACGCTTTGTTGTCATTTGATTTATCCTTTCGAGATAATTGATTTGTATTAATTATAGCAACTTTTCACGGATTTGTAAATAGTCACCGTAAGCCTTTTTTCTTGCCCTTATACTAAATTGGTCTGTTCAACTCTATCTTTAATTAATCTAGCAATGATGTTATGGGCCTCAATGTTTTCTGTTTCTGACCCACCCCACAAAAGCTTTTGTGCTGTATTTAATTGATCATTGATGTATTCATCAGTCATCTTCATCTTCGTCTTCTTCCTCTTCTTCAAACATTGTGTCTACAATGTATTCACGATTTAACATCCATTCAAGGACATCTTCTTGGTGCTGTTCCGCCCCGTACTCCAGTGAGAAGCCCATTCCAGCCTCCACAGCCTCACAGAGGTTGTCCCACATTTGATCGATAGTAACCTTCTGCTTGTAACTTTCATCCTCAAAGATGTTGTTGATTGTGGACCAGGTCCATAGCCAAACCAGGGACAGACCAAGGTCAGTGCTATCTAGAATCTTTAAACATTCATTTAGTTTGTCTTTATCTTCAGGCTTCATTACGTGCTCCAATCGCAAATGATAGTTGATATGTTAAATCATATAAAGACACTAATGTATCAAGGGCACCTTCACAACGTGTGCGGTCCATAGAGTCCATTGCTTCTTCTGACTCATCCTCAATTGCTTGGGCCTCTGCAAGTTCTTGCTCGGCAATAAGCATTAGGTTTTTTAGTTCTCCATGCATGATGTCAAGGCCTGATACACCTGCGTTGACCATGCGCTGTAAATGGGGCGGGAGCCCAATGTCTTCATTATTCATTGTTATACCTTTCGTTAGAAGAGTTCATTATATCAGTAGCCACTGACAATAAATGCCTGGTTGCCTCAATTTGTCCTTCAACAAATTTAAAGTTATCATCAGTTGAATGTAAGTTATCTAAGTCCTGGATAAGACTAATTAAATGAAGCTTTATATATTCTAGGAAGTGTGATGATCTAGTCAAAGTAGCCCTCCGACCAAAGCCCGTCTAAAAAGTCTGCTGTTTTTTCTAATCCTTTTTCAGTCGGCAGTCCCTTAGAATCATATAGAGCCTTAGTAACAACAGCCCTCATTTCATCTAAATCGTTTAATGTGTATCCTAACATCATAGTAGAAACTCATCTCCCTCAATATAGCCATAATACTCATTGTATGATTGCTTTAGGCTATCAGGAGCAAATTGCATGAACATATATTCAGCATAATCGCTACCTTCATCTAAGTTTTTGCTATTCCATTGCTCAAATAGATGTTGCTCAATATCTACTTGAATTGCTCCAAGGATATGTTCTCCAACTGTATCTGTAAATGCTTCCATTATGCTTTCACCTTTTCTGTAGTTTCTAATAGTACCATGTGGGTCTGACATTCTTTCATAGCCTCTTCATCTTGCCAAGAACCTTGGTTACATTCAGAGCAGAATTCACCGCAGTCATCTTCACAATAAGATAATGTATCAAAAGATTGGCAAGCATAGCAACGATTCTCATATTCTAGAATAGTTTTAACATCACCACGGACAATCTCATATTCTCCACCCCAACCTGTCTCCTCTTCATACTCCAAAGTAAGTAGGCAGTTAGGAACAAGATTACTTAGTTTAGTTAGAATGGTTACAGCAGGTGACCAAGCAGTTTCATACTTATAGACAACCCAGTTGTCATCACCCTCTGATTTATATTCAAGTAATTCTGTGTTTGGATATTTGTCATCATCTGATACGGCTACATCCCATTTGGTGCCCCAGTTAGTATTGTTCCATGAGTACCAATCTTTTTGAGTCTTGGCATGTGCTACTTCTTGTGCAAACCAATTAGGGTCTTTGATATCTGCACCTGAACGTGTAGGCTGGCAGGCATATTCCTCATCAGTAATGCCGTCATCCTTATATGAGTGGATATTATAGAAAGCAAAGACAGGATTATTATATTCAACTAATTTAATTTTGGTGGGGAAACCCATAGAAGAAATATCACCCATACCAAATGTCTCCTGTGCTAATGTAAATGGAGCATTCAATCTATCTTTAATCATATCTACCTCAGATTTAGGTCCTTGAATAGTCAATGTGTTATATACCCAGTTTGGCATATTATATCCTTTCGTTTGATATATGAGAATTATACACTGGACCACTGACAAATGGAATACTATTTGGGTGTGTTCCACACCACATTTTGTATGCATGTGGTCAAGATCACAGAATTTCAGGCGATTTTAAATTGACCTCGTAAACAAAATATGTTACCCTTATGTTTTTGCGGGCCAGATCATGATTTGTCAAGCTATTATATAGGCTGCTAGAGTATCACCAACGAAAGTAAAAGAACTCTGCTTTATTTAACCCCTGGCCATTTAATGACTGATAGAGGCACCATATGGTTCCGTGTTACTTAGAAAGCACCAAGGAATATTTATTTACAAATGCATCCAGTGTTTGTGAAAACATTGGTTCATCTGACATGCCATGGACCTTTGTGCTTTCATCATAGGATGCTTCCTCATGAAGACTAAAGGTCCCACTGCGCCAATCGATTACAGGAATCTTGTGCTCATTGTCAGGAATTGTATTAATATAAATTCCCCAACCAGTTGTCGACTCCCAGTCTTGGCCCACGAGTTGAGAAATAGCAATACGTGTTGCATATCCCTCATCGGTCCAGCGAGGACGTGCCGCATCAACAGCGCTTGCTAATTGTGCTAGCATCTCATGTCCAGCCCAGTGACCGTACAAAACAATAACATCGCCATTGCTCTGTCTAAATCCGAAGTTTGCTCTATCTCCCATTATATTTCCGCCTCTTCTAGTAGTAGTACTTCTTCGACCTTGTCTAATTCTATCATTTCATATGAGACCTTGGCAAGGCCCGCCTCATATTTATTTTTATGGTGACCACAGAAGTATAGTTCGCCTTCAACTAATTTAATTATCCATTTAGCTTGGGCTGAATCTCCACACTTATCGCATGCAATCCAACTCATATCTCGTTACCTTCGATCATGTCTGCTAACTTATCAACTAACCAAGAATCGATATCTGAGATATCAATCTCTCTTAGTTTTTCAATTAGTTCTTCACGACCAAATTTGTAACCGTCATCAAAGCCATCTCTGTAGTCTGACATATTATCTCCCTGTGTATCCTGTTGGCTCGTAGTCTGATGTGTATGATTCTATTAGATTATACTTATCACGAATACGACTTACCTTCTCAATACTACCAGTTCCGATATTGAAAGTCAATGGTGCAATTGTCATTGGGTCCAACCCAATCAACTCCGCTTCCCAGGTAGCCCGTGCAAAGGCTACCTGAGATGGAGCAGTAAGTTCAAAATACATTATGCTTCCCTCACATAACAGATTTCAGTATCGCCAATCTCAATGTTGCCACTCTGTGAATCAACATAAAGATTATCTGTGATTTCTGTTTCGAAGTCATAGTCTTCAAGTAAGTTAAGGTCAATTGTTCCACTAACCTCAATGGTTGCAGTGAATTCAACTGTTCGAGTTAATTCAATGCCAAGCGCTTCAGCGATTGAACGAAGTGTATCTTGGTCATCTGAGTCTGAATAAACTTCAGTAATAATATCTTTAACTGTGTTAATGTTAGATTCAAGAAGACCAACACGCTTTTGTGATTGTCGTCCATTGTGTAGGTCCCACTCAAGACTGGTAACCTTTGATGTTGTGAATTCAGGGTCAGAGTAACCCTTGATTACTTTATATGTAACTAGTAAATCAGGATTGTATTCTACTGCAGGTGAGTGGAATGCATCTGAGCCAATTGTTGTTTCCATGGTTTCCTCTTTCGTTTGGTTTGAAGGTGCAATTGTAGCATGCTCCACTGACAATAAGGTAGTCTTACGGCCACATGGACATGTGAGTTCCATCACACCAGACGGGAATCCAAATCCGTCTGAGGATGTTAATTCAATTAATGAGTCGCATTCATCTGGGTCACAGACAAATGTATACTTACTTGATATGAGTTCGTTGGTCATATCGCTAGTGTACCAGAGGCCACTGACATTTTGGATTGCCATAGGGAACAGTTAGAATCAAGGCGGGAGCCAAAGACTCTAATGTAATCTGATATATCCTCAGTCTTATCAGTAAGGCAAGACTTAACAGTATCTACTGAGATAAATACACGTCCATTCCATAGGCCCATTTGTCCAATATTAGTAGGGACTTCCAAGCAACCATATGTATCTTGTTCCCAACCAACACCTTCTGAGCATACAAGAGCATATTTTGGATCACCAAAAACATTCTTCTCTTCTAGTTCAATGAACAATAGATTATCTACTGTGCACTCAGAAAAGTCTGAGCTATACTGTAGATTATAAATACCGTTTGCAATTTCAGCAAGCTTCTTGCCGTCAACAATTGTTCCAGTATATCCTTTAGTTCTATTTGACATATTTACCTCTCTCGTTGTTATATAGGAGTATTGTACAGGACCCCACTGACATTTGTCTATAGTTTTCAGGGCTTTTTTTATGTGATCCGTAACACAACAAATTTTCCCTTAACATTGCGGGCGAATAATTATGCATGAATGTGCATAAATATTTATTGCGATTCGTACGGGACTTGAACCCGTGATCTCTACCGTGACAGGGTAGCGCTTTATCCAACTAAGCTAACGAACCAAATAAAACGGGGGAGATTTCTCTCCCCCGTTAATCATTTAGTTAAAATGATTTTACTAACTTGAGAATTTTATTTTTCTCTGCGGTTAGTACAGGGTCAAATCCTGATGCACCAGCCATTAGTGATTCAGAATTACCACGACCTGAACGATAGTAATCAAGTCGCTCAGTAAGTGCATTGAATGCGCCCCACTTTGTTCCCTTGATTGTAGCGTTAGTTGGTGAGTTATGATAAAGGTCATCAAGTAGAACAACCTTATTTTCCCACTTCTTTAGCGCACCCTTAGAATCCTTTTCAGGCTTTGGATAGATTGTCTGAATCAACTTAGAGAATTCAGCATCAGTAATTGCCTGAGTGTAAAGAGATTGAGCCTCTTTTTCGAATTCATCAAAGTATCCAAGAGCAAGCCCAAGAGTTTCACGAGCAACTTGAATGCGACCTTCAACAGATTGCGTGTGGCGAATCTTGAAAGATTGCTTTGCGCTTTTCATTGCAAGGTTGAGAGTGTTTTGGCATACAACACGAACAGGAGTAACGGCAGCCTGCACCGCAACAGAACCATCGTGTGATGTCCAAACAATTAGATAGAGTTTAGTTTCATCGTTAGCACCTTGTGGGTCAAGAACCATTGTACGAGGAATATCCACAGTACCGAATACAACTTTGCCCTTCTTTAGTGAGCCAGCAGATTCCCAACGGCAATCAGCATTGGCATCGTGAATTGCATCAGCAAATGCAAACAATTCTTCATTCTGCACAGGCTTGTAACGCTTACCAACAGTAGCAAGAACATCAGTTCCGCCATTGAATGGATTATCACGAATGACAAGAGATGCAGTAGATACATCATTCCAAGATTCTGGAATGTGCTCAGTGATTGGAGATAGACGAACATTCCAATTTGATAACTTTGCTTCTTCAAGCATAGATTGTGTAGTTACTTCCTCATCTTGTGAGAAAATACGATTGGCAAGATTATGCCAAGCAGGTGCGCCACGAAGTGCAAATGCAACTTCGCCATTTTCCATTTCTAGATTATGAGCCATGGATTTATTCCTTTCGATTGGTTGATTAAGCAATTATAACAGGTGGCACTGACATTGTCTAGATTAGTTAGTCATTTGTCCGATTTGATCCATGTGAGTAATCTCACAAAAATTCAGGCGTTTTCCACAAGCAGTCGTAAACCTGTGGATAACCCCGCAATATTGCGGGCGAAGCTGGGGTTTATAACCCCAACTCCATTTTCTTTAAGCCACGTGTAATTGAATTAACTTTTTCAACTGTCTTCTCATCAAAAAATAATGCAGTTGTCTTTTTCTTTTTTACATTATCAAAAACATAAGCATTAACTCTTCCGCTAAAGTTTCTGATGTTGCTGAATACTAATTCAGTTAAGTATTCTTTATCAACACCTTGATCTGAATAGATTGTGATGTCATTCATTTTGTTTGCGTCATAGATTTCAACTCTAAAACGATTTGCCATTGTATTACCTTTGTTAGTAGTTGTCCCATAAGGGAGAGCAGTTTGGCGACTTACTCAGGTCGTTTGGGTTCAGGACTTTAGTTCTGCCCCCCAAATTATTTAGAGATAACGAGCAATTTGCTTCATTGTAGAAGCATTTACTGTTTCCTCATCTGTCATCTTTAGAATTGTGAGAGCATTTGTAATGTCCTCTACAATTTCATTGTATGAGTGTTGGTGCATAACTGTAAAATCACGCTCAGGCTCTTTTGGCAAATCCTTTTCGGATACTGTCAAATCAAAGTCAATGTTGAGTGTGTTATTCCAAGAACGATAGTTTGTGCGAAGGTTCTCTGACTTCTTGATGTTTGCGATTGCATAATCCTGAAGTTCTTTCTGCCAAGCCTTACGAGCCTTTTCATACTTAGCCTCGTTTGCACCTTGCTCTGCATAGTCCTTCTTGATTGTTGCTAACTTTGTTTCCAAAGCCTTGATTACTTTAGGTGTTGCCACCTTTACTGTGATTGCTCTTGACATTGTGTTACCTTTCGTTGGTGGGTTGTTGTTAGTGGATAGTATAGCAGGGGGGTCTGACATTTCCCCGAAGGGAGAGAGTTCTTACTTACGACATTGGGCGAGAACACTCTCTTAAACTGCCCCTGTTTCGATTATTTAGTTTTATGCCAAAGTGCTTGCTGATACCGAAGTCCAGCGAGTTTCCTTGTTTGGCATTTCTAGCAACACACGCACCGAGCCAGATGCCTGTGGGTGGATTTCCTTAATCACACCTGTTTTCTTTGACTTTAGGGTGGTGAATAAATCGCCAACCTGATACAACTTGTCGTTGATTGTCATTTTTGCCTCTTTTCTTTGTTAGGTAGGTAGTATAACATTGGGGTCTGACATTTGTCTAGCCCTATCTCAGTATTTGAGAAAATTATTGTGTGAGGTTAATCACACTCAGGTAGCCACGGGTCTAAGTGGTGAGCATCAATTATGGCAGATGCGGGTGCTGAAGTTTTACCTCGCCAAGAGATACCTTCAGGTAAATTAATCTCACGATCAAAATCCTCATCATAGAACGCATCAATAGCGTCTATGCAAGGTTGCACCATTGAGACGGGAACGGGTGGGTAATGATTACCCTGCAAGTGATAAGCAAGTCCTGCCTCTAAAGACAATTCTTCTTCTAATGCTAATGCTGTTGTGTATCCCATTATTAGTTATCTCCCTTGATAGTTACTTCAGCCCAAGTATTATTTTCATTTGCAAGTGGTAATACATTAGACATAGCAAGTGCGTGTAGTGTTGCTTCTTTGCACATTTGAGTCATTGTTGCTTCATCAAGCGCAATTAGCGCAGGTAGTAGGTTTGCAGGAATAGTATCAAGGTTAATAATAGCCTCGAATACTACTGTGTGTGGAACACGGATTACATTTGACATTTGTTGCCTTTCGTTTGGTTGATAAGAGTATTTTACACTATGCCACTGACATTACCTAATCCATTTACGGCGTGTCGCAGCTTTTGTGAGATTAATCACAATTTCAAGGGATTGTGGATAACTCCCGTAACCCTGTGGATAACCCCGCAACATTGCGGGCCAGCTTGATCTTGTCAAGCTGACACGCCGCTATTGTTTAAATATTGTATAAATAATTATTGGAAGCGGGACCAGTAATCCGATTAAGATCCCGACTCCAATAATTGCCCCTAGTATATCCGTCATTTTTTACTCGCAGAAAATCTAACATCCGCTTTACCATATACGCAGAGACCGCATGACACGCATGCAGAGCCTGCATTGCTAATAAGTGGAATGCTTTTCATATTCTCAGGACATTTAGCGCCAGGCTTGCCAGTCAATTCTTTCATGGTGCCCTCAGTTACGGCAAAAGTCTTCCCAAGATATGCAAGGCGAATACCTTCATTTACTTTTAACTCATGACCAATTTCTTTATTATCATCGTCGGTGGAATAATAAAGAGATAGGTTAGCAACATCCTTAAGAATAAGCGCTGCAGACTTTACACGAGTATAAACCCAAAATTGAATATCAGGATGATTAGTAATAATTACTTTCCACGCATATGTATATGTATCATTGAAAAAATCACCGTCCCAGTGGATACGGAATAATTTAGGAGCGTCTTTCTTTTCACAATCAGCAATAAATTCAACAATCATCTCATCTAATAGAATGAGCATTGTGTCCATGTCTGCATTGCGTAAGAGCTCCCAATTGTGGAGAAGATTAGTTTTTACACCAGGGAAGAGCTTTTCCAATTTGCCAGCGTAGCAAACACTTTCGCAGATAGACGTAGCGCCAGGACATGAATAGTCTTTTCCTGCAGGTAATCCGAATGTGTTAGCAATTGCTGCTTGCTTTCCATTTTTTGTGACAAGGTTAGCCACCTTTCTATCGTTGGACCGTTTAAGTTTCATAGGGGTAATTATAGCGGTTAGATCTGACATATTAGTAATCCTCATCCATTCCATGGCCTGCAGACGCTAATGCGTCTGAATCTGCCCAGCCTATAGTTTCAAAGAATTCCATTTCCTCAGACGCATAGCATTCAGCGCAGATATAATCATCGCCATAGATTTCATATTCTGAATCAGAATCAAAGGTAGCCATATCGCCACAAATTTCATAGTTCAAGCAAGCAACAGTAAATAGTTCCATGAGTTGGACCTTTCGTTAGATTTAAGAGAATAATACCATGGGCCACTGACATATCATAATCGACACGCCGCAAAATTCAGGCGATTTTTAAAATGTGTCGTAATTCACACTTGCCCCCCACAAAAGATTGCGGGCCGCATAAATATTCAATACTCTGAATTTTTATGCTTGCGCTTTCGTGAATATTTTTTCTTTGAAGGAATTGCGGTTGCTGCATTTGATCTTCGCAATTCTTGAATTCGTTTAATCTTCTGCAATACATTCACATCTTTTAACACTTAACACATTCCCTTCAATATAAACTGCACCGAAATCTTCACAATCTGAACACACAAACATTTCAACGATTTGCATTTATTTGCCTACCTTTACTTTGTAATTGCTTGCTTCGTGAAATCTCACAACATCAAAACGCGGATTATCTTTTGCAAACATTTCCGCAAAATCATTTACCATTTTAGAAAATAAAGCGGGGTGCGCTTTATCGCTTGCATACTTTAGAATTTCTGCGGTTGCTACATAGTCTTTGCGTGTCATCATTTTGTTACGACCTTTCGTCCTTCACGATAAAATGTGCGTGTATACATTTTGCCAGTTGGCATTTGTAGATTTACAGTTGAGTATTCATTAGCCCAACCCCAATCAACAAATTTGTTGAATTCGGTAAAAGCCTCTAAAGCGTCTACATAGTTTTTATTGAAATGGATAGGCTTGCTATCGTATGAAACAGAGATTTGGTACATAGGTTTTCCCTTTCGTGGTTGTTAGAGTATTGTAGCAGAGGGGTCTGACAAATTAGTCAGATTCGGGGGTATGGAATAAGGCTCCCTCATTAAGTAGCCCTACCTCAATAGTAAATAGTTCATCAGGGGTAGCGTCAGATAAATCTACCCAACCTGCACCATTTTGATCCATTCTAAAAATCTCAATGTATCCCATTATTCACACTCACATTCTTTGTTGTAATCAAATTCGCAAAAGTAGCAACCCATGTATTCATCATGCGCCTTGCATACATAACGGAATTGCATTTCATCACAGCAGAAGTGTGATTCATCTAGTACCGAATAAAATTCGGTTGAGTCAATTACATCTATCATTTATTCACCAACCTTCACCGCTACATAGCGGTATGTGTCCTTGAAATCAAAAGAATTTACAGGGCGAATTTGCACCTTGTATGTATCTGCACCTGAGTACCATACATCATCATTTTTTTCGGCTGAGATAATCTCGCCCTTTACTGAATTAGAGTAATACATTTTACCTACTAAGAGGCTTTCGACATTATAGACATTCGCTGACATTAGCGACCTTCTTTCGTTGTTGTTGATACGGACATTGTAGCAGATAGCACTGACAAGGCTTCTGCCTTGCTTGCTTGACGGGTTGCCTCTACATGGGCACGGAATTCATCTAGGTTCATGAATTGACCTTCTTTCGTTGTTGTTATAAGAGTATTGTACCAGATGGGACTGACATTTATGACATTACTAGCCAGTAAGTCCATATAGTAAGACGCTCAACGCATGTGATAAGCATCACACCAATATGTCCGTTTTGTCTGTCAAATCGACACGCCGTAAATTTCAGGGGATTTTATAACATGTTCATAACGACACGCCCGACCCCGCGCCTTTGCGGGCCAGCTTGACAATGTCAAGCCGACACGCCGTTAGGCTAGTGTGATTCTTGCCACATCTCACGCATCTCCGCCTTGAAATCATGATACACGATCCTCATCATGTATAGGGCGGGGATAGCAATAGATAGTTGAACGATAGTAGTTAATAGTCTATTCATTAGTTAGAAACCTCTAGCAATTCTCTATGTGCATCTCCATTGTTAGAACATTCATAGCAATAGGTTTCTGTAGGAACACCCAATAGGAAAGCATCTACACCGCTATAAACTAATTCGGTGGAATCGCATACATCTATCTTGCATTTTCTCATTACTTATTCTTCTTTCTCTTGTAAATCTTGTAAGCGGTTACTAGTAGGGCGGTGGTGATTAGTAGTTGCCATGATAGTGCAACATAGCACCATTCTGTATCTAGCATGAAACCATAGTTATCTAGTTCAATAGTCATTAGTTAGCCCCTACCTTTATGTTTTGAATGTTAGCGGTGAATTTTGTTTTCTTGCCTAGGTCGCTATCGTTAAGCGAATCTATTAGGTGGTCAATAGCCTTAACCTCATGCGCTACATTGTCGATAGATAGTAAGCGAGAGCCTTGCCAAATTGAGTAAGTGATAGTCATTAGATTAGTTCCAATCGATAGTAGTTAGTAGTGTGTCAATCTGTTCATCTGTTAAGTGGTCTGTTTCGATAGACTTAGAGAAACCGAAGAAATCTTCTTCTTCTGTTTCTTCGACATCTTCTAGGTACATATCGGCAACATCTTCTTGAATGGTATCCCACTTAGAGGCTGTATTAGTATCGAATGAGTATGACATTTGTTTCTTCTTTCTTTAGTAGTTCAATAAGATAAAGGTATCAAATAAGTATGACATTTGCAAGGCTATTGCGTGTGATGTCTATCACAGACAGTTTATGCACTCGCAACCCTTAGAGCGGATAAGGTAGGCAAGGATTTCCTTGCGTGTGTAGTTATCTAATCCATATGAGGATTTTACTCCGCCGTTATGGTAGTCGTGAACTATTGTTGAGAATAGTGTTTCTGTAAGTTGAGTCATTTTTTGACTCCTTTCGTTTGTTTTTCTTTATATATAAATCATAACACGGGGGTCTGACAAATATCAACTCAAAAAAGGTGCAATTCGGACATTGTGAGGCACATCACACGACTTTTTTAGTGTATAAATCGGACATTGAGGACAATATGGGCGGACTATCAAGATTTATCGTTCTTTTTTTAGGTGTGTATCATACAAGAAAAATAAATATTAACATTTTCTCAAATCTGAAATAGTAGTTGACTAGAACTTGTTTCACGTGAAACACAAATGCTATACTAGAGGCATGACAACTTTTGATATCTTTGATGACGCTGAGTTTAGATCAGCTTTCAACAACGCTACTGTTCATGTTGCAAAAAATGTGGCGGGGTTACCAAAGATCAAATGGGACGACGCATTCAGAATCTTAGATGAGGATGTGAAAGCAGGAAATCTGTATGGACAAAAGCGATATGAGAATGGTGGATTCAGAATCCTAAATGCAATGCGTATTCCAGGAATTGCAGATGCACAAAAAAAATTATTAGAAATTTTCACAGAATCAAACTATCAACTTGAGGTTGAGGGTAGATCTACACATCTATACATGAATATTACTACACAAGATGGAACATACTGGAAGCTGCATCAGGATACTGAGAATGTGATCTTCTGGAATATTGAAGGTAAGTCAAGATGGACAATTTATAAAGCGGGGGAATATCCAGATCTAGAAAATGTCTCAGATGATTTGATAGATGTAGATGTTATACTAGAACCAGGTGATATTCTTTACTGTCCATATGGTAGACCACATAAGGTAGAAGCTATTACTCCAAGGTTTGGTGCTTCTCTAGGATTTGGGGATTTAAAATGAATTTAATTGCAGATGGTATCTATGAGTTTGAAAATTATATCTCAGATAGTGAGATAGCAGCATTTATGGAAATTTCAAAAAGAAATCTTAAAAATGATGGTGAGATGCAGCTATATTTTGAGCATAATGATTTTGCTCCATTGTTTCGTAAATTACGTAGTAGAGTTGATCCTATGTTTAAAAACTTAGAAAGAATGGCGGGGTTTTATAGAGTTCAAAGATGGGAAACCAATAGCGGAATGGATCTACATCGTGATGATGCATATGGAGAGCGTCCAGATCAAGTTGGAATCAAATGGGGCATTGTAATTTATCTCAATGATGAATATGAAGGCGGGAAGATTGAGTATCCAGATATTGATCTAGCATTTAAACCAAAGGTGGGATCAATGCTAATTCATAGAGGAGATATCCCACATAAGGTTCAAGTAGTTACTTCAGGATGTAGATACTATATTACTGGATTTGCATATGGAGATGATTCTCTGGAGTTTACTCCATGAAGTTAATACTGTGGGTTGGAATTGTAACTATACTCGTACATATATGTGGCTTAGCGCTGCAGGTATTT